GGCGAGGACGAGGCGGCCATGGAGCTTGCCGAGGCGTTCCTCGTCACGCTCAAGGGATGCCGCGAAGACGACATCGACGAAATACTCGAAGCGCTCTTCGAGGAGGGCGAATGCGAGGCACTTGTCGCAGCATCAAAGTGGGAAGGCCCGGAGATAAAGGCGCTCCGGTTCGGCGACGACTTCATGATACCGGCGGGAACGGAGGACTTCGACTATGCCGATCCGCTCTTCCGCCAGGAGTGGCTTACCGAGACCGAGCTGCGAGAGCTTGCGGCACACGACGAATGGGACGCTGCATGGGTTGAGGAGACGCTAGAGCACAAGGGCGTCAACTTCTACGACACCCGCGACTACGACCATGCCGAGGACATGAAGAACATGGTCAACATCGTCTGGTGCTACACGACCGAGGCGAACGAGGACGGCGAGACCACGCGCTGGGTGAGCGTCCTATCGCAGGCGGACGGAAGTGCCTTCGGAAAGCGCGTCCTGAGGTCGCGGCGCGGCAAGTGGGAGACTGTGTTCTTTCAGCGCGAGGCGCTTGCGAACAACTGCCTTGCCTCTCGCGGGCTTGCGCACATCTGCGCACCCGACCAGGGGCTCGCCAAGTGCCTCAAGGACTTCGCGAACGACAACGCGATCGTCGGCTCGCTGCCGTCCGTCAAGGCTAAGGGCGCGAGGGTGAGGAACGTCGTCCTGGAGCCGTTCGGCACCATCAACATGGGGCAGAACGACGACGTCGCCTTCATGCAGCCACCGGCGTATCCGGCAACGGCGAAGGAGCAGATCAAGGCGATCCGCGACGACCTCTATGCGTTCCTGGGGCTTTCCAACGGCGAGACTGACGTCTCGACGAGGACGAACAGCTTCACGGCGTTCATGCTGAGCCAGTTCGCGGAGCTCTACAGGCGGCTCGTCGAAGCGGCCCAGGACTACGCAAGCGACGCGGCTCTCGCGTCCGTGACGGGCGAGGCCGACACGCAGGGGCTCAGGCACGAGGATCTTGACGGCGACTTCCAACTGACCTTGAAGTTCAATCCGGCGAACATGAACCACAAGGACCTGATCGACCGTGTGACCGCGCTCGGACAGGTGATCGCCCCGTTGGACGCGAAGAACGAGATCGATCGCGGGCCGGTCGTCCGCAACGCGTTCTTGCAGCTGTTCCCGGAATGCCAGGGCGCGAGCTTCAAGTCGTCGGAGGAGATCGTCGGCGACGACCTGAAGGACGAGGAGCAGAACTTCGTCAAGATCAAGGCCGGCATCATGCCGCAGATGGACACCGAGGGCAAGTGGAACTACGCCGCTCGCCTAGAGTGGCACCAGAGGATGCAGCAGGAGAACCCGGACGCGATCGCGGAAATGTCGCCGGCGTCCCAGGACATCTACCAGCGATGGATACAGGCGCTGCAGCAGATGAACACGCAGTTCGGCGAGAACGCGGAGATCGGCAAGACAGGCGTGCGCGGCGTTTCTGCCGCGGAATGAAAGGAGCGGTATGGACAAGCGAGAAGATGCAGGAGAATTCTATCCAGGCGGCAAGGTCGTGTCGACGCGGCCCGTCGCGACGGGCGGCGACGTGAAGCACAGCGACTTCGCAGATGTCGAGCCGCTGCCGGAGCGGTTTACCGACGAGGACGTCCGGACGCGCTTTAACCAGCTTGTCAGTGCGGCGAAGGGCGCGAGCGCGGCAGTCGCGGCGCTGCTCCTGGGCGCTGCGTCATTTGGAGCGGGAGTCACCGTGCAGACTGCGCCGAAGGGCCAGGTCTACAATGACGAGCACATCGTCACAAACGTCGTGTTCGACGCGACGGGGCTCGCCGAGGTAACCAATGTCTACACCAAGGCCGAAACTGAGGCGAAGATCGTCGAGCTCGCACCGGCGGAGACGGATCCTACCGTTCCTGCGTGGGCAAAGGCCGCGAACAAGCCTACGTACACCGCGAGCGAGGTTGGCGCGGTATCGACGAACGGCGCAACAATGACGGGCGCACTTGTCATGGAAGCGCCGATTGTTATTAGGGGTGCGGGCTTGGCGGGAGTGCAATTTGGCGATAGGGTGCTGTATGTGTTAGACGGAAACGACTTGCCGTCCCGCATTTTGACGTATTCTGAAATTGCGCAGACTTCCGACATTCCTGAATATTGGCCTTATACCGCCATCACCAATGCGCCGTGGTTGACGAGTTACGAAGAGAGCGACCCGACGATCAGCGCCTGGGCGAAGGCCGCGAGCAAGCCGTCGTACACGGCGAGCGACGTCGGCGCGTATTCCTCGGCCGACGGCACGAGCCTCGCCAACATCGTCAACTCGTGGGAGGGGTACTGGGACGGCACGAACGTCATCTTCGAGGTGACGAACTACTACGGGAACACCTCGGGCGAGATACCGCGCCTGCGCATCAAGGAGCTGCGCGAGGGCGTGTGGCAGATCGTCTGGGACGAGGCGAACAAGTTCCAGGTGTGCGAGACGAACATCATGTCGAACGTGGTGGCGTACGTGACTGGCGAGGTGGCGGACGTGAAGCAGTACGCGGCGGAGAACTACGCGCCGCTGGCGTGGGGTTCCGTCACCGACAAGGGGACGCCGAACGTCGTCTCGAACACGACCTTCCTGACCTCGCCCGAGACGTACTTCGGGGGCGGGACCGAATACCAGCGGATTGCGGTCGGGAGCGGGGCTATATGCGTCCTCGTTGACAAGGGGGCGCTTGCGAAGACGACCGGCGAGCCGGGGACGTTCCGCTTCCAGGACGACGGCGGCACCAACTACTTCGGCTTCGCGAAGTCCGACAGCTACACGGTGGGGTGCGACACGGACGGCATCACGGTGTCGGGCACGCTCGTGACGCTCCGCTACGACGTCATCATGGGCGGGAGCGACGTTCCGATCGTGTACTGGAGGCAGTCGCTGACGTCCGGCGAGTGGACGCAGCTGAACAACGCGGACGGCACGGCCACGCAGGGCGCGCCGTACACGGTGACGTGGTACACGTCCGGCGGGTCGTACTATGCCGCGATAAACTGCGGTGCGAACGCGAGCGGCTTCTTCAGGGCCGAGACGAGCGTGATGGGCGACGTGGTGTTCGAGACGAACATGAAGATGCGGATCGACGGCGGGCTGTCCTGCACAAACACCGCGACGGGCGTGATGGGCGTCATCCGCCCGACGTACAACGGCTCCTCGGTGAGCTGGACATGGAGCGCACGGTGATGTCTGGGTTTTACGCAGAATACCAGCGGCTGCTGATGGCCGGATGCCTCTGGGCGCTCGCCGCGCTCCTGCCGCTCTACGGCCTCGTGAAGGCGTGGCCGCTGCTGCGAGAGGCGTGGAACGACGCGATGAAGGGAAGGAGCCTGCTGACGAAGTTGTTTGCCGTCGTCTTCCTTTCGGTGAGCTTCCACCTCGGCGCGACGAAGCCGTCGCAGGTGTCGGTGCGCTGGGACGACGGACTGCGAGACAACGGGACGCTGATCACGAACGACACCGTGGAGGTGCGCTGGACGTACTCCGGCATCCCGGGCGCGTCCTCGGTGTTCATCGACTACCGCGAGGCGGGCACGACGAACGACTGGCTGAACCTCGCGGAGACGCTGGCGTCCGCGCAGGAGTGGACGGGGACGCTGGCGAACGCGACGAACTACGACTACTGGGTGTACACGACCTACGTGCCGCCGGTGCCTGTGCACACGAACGGCGTGTGGGTCGGCCAGACATATGAGACGAAGGCTCGGGTCGGCGCAAAGTCTTTTCTGATACTGAACGGAAAGATTCAGGAACACGGGCGGACGATCGCGCCGCCCTCAGCAAAACGCAAGGAGGACTAATGAAGGACTATCTGCATCGATTCGGCGGAATGTTGGCGGCGATCTTGCTACTCGCCGCGTACATCTTCGACTGGGGCTGGATCGAGCGATGCTACGGCGAGACGATAAAGCACGCCGCGGGCGACGGCGTGAACGAAGTCACCATAGAGCTGGACGAGAACGGCTACGTGACGAGCCAGAGCATCACCCTCGTGAATGTGCTGGAGAAGTACGAGGCGGACAACCCGCAGCCAGTCCTGATCGGCGACCTGGAGCCGCGCCCGGTTCAGAACTGCATCCCGCAGTCCGGCGACGAGGTCGTGGTAAACGACGTGACCTTCGTGCTGATCGCGTCCGCCGACTGGCGGAGGTGGACGAACGCCGTCGCGAGGCTGGAGGCCGTGGCCGAGCGCAGGTGGGCGAACGAGCACAAGACCGCCGAGGGGCGCAGGGCGTGGCACGGCGCGCCCACGAACCGCGTGGTGGAGGCCGCGAGCGTGACGTGGCAGTACGCCGACGGATTCACCTACACGGAACAGGCCGAGCCGAGCCGACGCGCATCCCCCGCCGTGGAGCGCATGAAGAAGGCCGCCGAGAGGCCGCAGGGCGCGTCCGCCGTCCGGCCGAGGGTGAATATACCCCCGCGACTGCGGGCGAAGCAGGATGCCATTTCCGCGCGTCCTGCGTCGAAGGAGGTAAACGCGACCTTCGGGCCGGGCGGAAAGTTGCTGAAGACGGAGGGCGAAGAATGAGAAAGTCGATCATTGTAGTGCTGCTTCTTTCCGTCGCGCTGGCGTACGACATGGCCGCCGCCAAGGGCATCCTGCCGTGCCAGGTATACAGGCGAGGGCTGACGAACGAGCAGATAGACGGCATCCTTGCGACGCATCCGGACGCGCAGCTTCGGATCACGGCGCAGGACTGGCGCGGGATGCAGTATCAGCTCCACCGCTTTGGCAACATGACGAACTACGTGGAGCAGATCGGAAATTCGAACGACTGCGCGAAGGTGCTTCTGCACCTGCACGACGTCGGTGAGGAGCTGAAGGGATCGAACTCCACCCTCCGCGTCTCGCTCGACAGGGCGGTGCGCGACGCGGAGGCGTGGAGAGAGACCGCGGCCGAGTATGAGGCCGATGCCAAGGCCACGAAGGACATCCGCAAGGCGGCGAAGCGCGCGGAGAAGAACCTGTCGAAAGTCATAAAGGCCATCGAGCAGGCGAAGAAGAAGGCGAGCGACGAGGACGAGGCCGCGCTTTACGACCTTCTGATCTCGATACTCACGCCGGAGGAGGGATGACGATGGGCGACAACGCTGAGATATTTGAGCGGCTTAGGTGCGTCGAGACGGAACTTGCGACGATGAATGAACGGCTTAAATGGCACGAGAAGCTGTTTGTCGTCGCTTTTGGCGGCGGTGGCGTCGTCGGAGCGGCAATCACAATTATCGTGATGCAAATCATGAAAGGTCACGTGTAATGGGCCTCGTGCGGGCAGTTGAGGGCGTCCGCATGCCGGACTACCACGGCGACCCGGCGACGGGAAAGCACGTCGTCAGCTTCGCCTGGAGCTACACCGGCGTCCTCTCGGACGGCCGCACATTCACCGTCCGCGTCGCGATCGGATTCGCCTTCGACGGGTGCTCGATCCCGCGCGCGCTGTGGCGAGTGTGCGGCCATCCGATGGAAGTGCCGCGCGTCGCAGCGGCGCTTGCGCACGACTGGCTCTACGCTGCGCACGTCTGCGACCGTGCAACGGCAGACG